GAGTTATATGCACCATGTTAGGGCACGGTGCGTTGTGCCCTAGTTTGGTGCATGACTCAAGCGTGCCCTAGTTTGGTGCACGATGCCAGCTGCAGCGTTGTGCCCTAGTTTGGTGCACTGTGCTGTGCGCATCGGGCAGGGGGGTACGGGGGGCTGGGCACGGTTCAATGGGTGCGGAGCCCGCCAACGCTGTAAAATCAAGGACTTAGTTTCCCATACCACATTGCAAAACGCCCGAGCCGACGCCTAAGCGCCCCCACGCTCCGGGCTAGGGGTGGAACGCCCCAGCCACCGCCAAGAAAAGAGGGGCACCCAATTTGAGCACAGAGACCAAACCACCGCCGCTGAAGCGCCTGTTCAAGGCCGATGGCCTGTCCAAGGCCGAGCATGGCGCGCTGGTGGCCGAGCGCAAGGCGATCCAGGCCCGGGGCGGGCGCCCGCCGGTGGTGCAACCGACCCGTGATGTTCTGCTTCAGCGGCAGTACGAAGCGATGACGGCGATTTTCCCCAAGTTAGTCGCCCGCTTGAACGAAGCCATTGATAACAAGGACGATCCGCTGCACGAGCGCGCGGTCGACTTGATGACGAAGCGAGCGATGACTTCGGCCTTCTACGAGGCCCTGGCCAAGCAGGAATTCCGCCCGGACGAGGAGAAGAACCAGCGGCCGGTCATCAACATCGTGGTGAACGGTGGGGCGGGAGTCAGCCTCAAGCCGGTGGACGATGAGCCAATCGACGTCTGAGCCCGTTCGCGAGTGCGCGAACTGCCTCCGCTACAGCCCGCTGGCCTCTGAGCCCGGTGTAGGCCGCTGTGGAGGCTGGGTAGGGGACTTCGGGGTGGCCGTCAAGGTGTACGGAGCCGACGGGCGCTGTTCGAAGTGGGTCGGGCCGAAGGGCGTGGCTTGAGCAGCATCGACGTCAAGCTGGACCTGCACCCCGGCCAGAAGGCCGTGTTCGACTGCCCCAAGCGGTTCATCGTGGTGGTGGCGGGGCGGCGGTTCGGGAAGTCGTGGCTGGCGTGTGTGCGAGCCATCACCTCGGCGCTGGACGAGCGCAACGAGCAGAAGATGCCGGTCGGGCTGATCGCGCCGACCTACCCCACGGCCCGGACGATCTACTGGAAGCGGCTGCACGAGATGGCCGGGGGCCTGGTGGCCAACGCCAACGTGAACCTGGGCATTGTCGAGCTGGTCAACGGCGTCGAGATCCACATCAAGGGCGCCGACCGGCCGGACTCGTTACGGGGCGTGGGCTGGTGGGACGTGGTGATCGACGAGTTCGCCGACCAGAAGGTCGACGTGTGGGAGTTGATCGTGCGTCCGGCCCTGTCCGACGCGGCCCGGTTCGGCGGGGGGCGGGCGCTGTTCATCGGCACCCCGAAGGGCAGGAACCACTTCTACGCCCTGGCCGAGCAGGCGCACGACGACACGACGGGCGAGTGGGCGCTGTTCCAGTTCACCTCCGCCGACAACCCCTTTATCCCGGCCACGGAGATCGAGTCCGCGGTCAAGTCCCTCTCGAGCTCGGCGTTTCGTCAGGAGTACATGGCGTCGTTCGAGTCCGCGGGCGGGGCGGTATTCCAGCGCTCATGGCTGAAGTACGGGCCAGAACCGAAAGACGGGCGCTTCTACATCGCGGTCGACTTGGCGGGCTTCGCCGACACGGAGAAGCAGTCGATGGCGCGCGCCAGCCGGGCCGACGAGACGGCGATCAGCGTGGTGAAGGTCTACGACGGCGGCTGGTGGGTCGCCGATGTGATTCATGGCAGATGGAACATCAAAGACACCGCGGATCGCATCGCCATGGCGGTCAAGAAGTACGAGCCCGTTGCCCTCGGGGTTGAGAAGGGGGCGTTGCACAAGGCGGTTGAGCCGTATCTGGTCGAGTCCATGCGCAAGATGAATGTCATGGTAACGATCCAGCCGCTCACGCACGGCAACAAATCGAAGATCGACAGGATCGTTTGGTCACTTCAGGGACGGTTCGAGCACGGCGGCATCAAGTTGTGCGAGGGGGCTTCGTGGGTCGCGGAGTTCACCGATCAACTAGTCCAGTTCCCCGCGCGCACCGTGCACGACGACCTCATCGATTCGCTTTCGTATATCGACCAGCTTGTAGTCGATACCTTCTGGGATGGCCTTGAGGAGGACCCCGCAGACGCATGGCAGCCGATGGACTCCCTTGTGGGCTATTGAGTGAAAAAGTGCACCCACTGCGGTGAAACGAAGCCGCTTGACCAGTTCTACACCCGCCGCAGGGGCGCTGGCGAGGCGCGCTACACCGTATGTAAAGCCTGCGACAACGCCCGCTCGCGCGCTCGGTACGCCGCCAACAAGCAAGAGGTGGCAGCGTGGTACGTACAAAACAGAGAACGAGTCCTCGCAGAGAAAGCGGCTCAGTACGCCGCTAACCCCGCGAAAGAACGCGCCAAGACGCGCGCCTGGCGAGCGGCCAACCTCGCTGCACAGCGCGCTCGAGAGGCCGCAAAGACGGCAAAGCGCCGTTTAGCGCTTGAAACACCCCTAACGGAGTTCGACAACTTCGTGCTGGAAGAGGCGCACGACCTGCGCGTGCGGCGCGAGAAAGCCACGGGCGTCAAGTGGCACGTCGACCACATCGTTCCGGTCTCAAAGGGTGGTACGAACGAGTACACGAACCTGCAAGTGGTTCCGGCCCCGTGGAACCTGGCGAAGAACAACCGGCACAGCGAGCGCTTTTTCGCCACTGCGGCCCCGTAAGGACACCCTAGATGGCAAGAATCGACGCAAGCGCAGCGGAAATCGTCTCGGAAGACCCGTTTGAGGACTCCGAGTACGGTTCTTCGCCCGATCAGTACGAGCCTTTGGCCCGTTGGGTGGTCGCCAAGGTCGATTCCTGGCGCACTTGGCGCGATGGCCAGTACGCGGCGTCCTGGGACGAGTGGGAACGGCTGTGGCGGGGGGTCTGGAGCACGAATGAGCGCCTGCGGGAGTCCGAGCGGTCGAAAATCGTCTCTCCAGCCCTGTCGGAAGCGGTGGAAAACGGCGCGGCCGAGATCGAAGAGGCCACCTTTGGCCGTGGAACCGACTATTTCGACATTTCGGCCTACGACGCGCCGCCGGACACACCGGAAATAGGTGCAAATGCGCCGGAAATGGGTGCAATGGGCCAAATGCCCGGAATGGCGCCCCCGATGCCGATGAAGAGCGCCGCGCAGGCGACTCGAGACGCGGTGGAGAAGGTCCGGACCTCCCTGAAGGAGGACCTGGCCCGTTCCGACTTCGCGGCGGCCACGACCAAGTGCATCCTGAACTCCGGCGTCTTTGGAATGGGCGTCGGGGAGATCGTGACCAAGACTTACAAGGTCAAATCGGCGGGCTATGACCCCGTGACCAACGCGCCGGCCGCCGAGGTCCGGGAAGTGTCCATCGGGACGCTGCGCTCGGTCAGCCCGCGCAATTTTGTGTACGACTCGAACGCCACCAGCGTTGATGACGCGCTTGGCGTGGCGGTGGAGGAGAACCAGTCCAAGCACATCGTGCAGATGGCGCAGCGGAATGGGGACTACCGCCCGATGAGCGAAGTGGACGTATGTGAGGTTCAAGGGGAAGCAGATCCGAGCCTTTCCGGCGACCAAGTGGATTCACGCACCCAAGACCTCACAGACGCCATTCACGTCATCAAGTACTACGGCCTGGTGCCGCGCAACCTGCTCTATCCACGGGCCGAGGGCGAGGAGTTCGTTGACCTGTTCGAGAGCGACAACGAGGTCGACGAGGCCGAGGAGGAGGGCGATTACGTCGAGGCGATCGTCGTCGTCGGCAACAAGTCGGTCTGCCTCAAGGCCGAGGCCAACCCGTATGTGATGGGCGACCGGCCCATCGTCATCTTCCCGTGGGACGTGGTGCCTGGACGGCTCAACGGCCGTGGGCTGTGTGAGAAGGGCGCGAACTCGCAGAAGATCCTCGACGCCGAGATCCGGGCGAGGCTAGACGCCCTGGCCCTGACCACGGTGCCGATGATGGGGATGGACGCCAACCGCGTGCCGCGCGGGGCGAAGTTCCTCATCAAGCCGGGGGCGACGTTCCTGACCTCGGGCAACCCGGCCGAGGTGCTGGTGCCGTTCAAGTTCGGCACGCTGGACGCGAACCACTGGACCAACATGCAGGCGCTGCAAGCGATGGTGCAGCAGGCCACGGGCTCGGTCGACGCGACCGCGATGGCCGCGGGCATCGGCGACGCGCGAAGCGGCGCGGTGTCGATGGCGCTGGCGCCGGTCATCAAGCGCTACAAGCGCACGATGGTCAACTTCCTCGACACGTTCCTCATGCCGGCGGTGGAGAAGATCACCTACCGCAACATGCAGACGATGCCGGACCGGTACCCCGCCGTGGCGCTGAAGTTCAAGGCGGCCTCGACGATGGGGATCATGCAGCGCGAGTACGAGACTGCGCAGCTCACGATGCTGCTCAACACGCTCGAGCCCGGCACCCCCGAGCACCGGGCCGTGCTCACGGCGATCGTGGGCAACACCTCGATCCCCAACCGCGAGGCGGTGTTGCAGATGATCGCGCACGGCGAGGAGCGCGCGGCGCAGGCCGCCGCGATGGCGCAGCAGGCCGCGAACGACCCGATGGCGATGCAGCTGAAGATGGCCTCGATCCAGGCCGACCTGGGCAAGGCCAACGCCGAGATCGAGAAGCTGAAGTCGGAGACGACGCTCAACTACGTCAAGGCCGAGGAGATGAAGGCCTCCGCCGAGATCGAGGCGATGCAGGTGGCCTCGAAGGGGCTGTACGCGCTGCCGGCGGAGCAGCAGGCGGCCGAGTTCGACCGCCGCTTCAAGCTGACGCAGCTGGCGATCCAGCAGGCCAGCTTGGACGAGAAGCGGGCCGACCGCGAGAGCAACGAGCGGATCGCCAACACGCAGATGATGGTGAGCGCGGCCACGAACGAGCGGACGCGCAAGCTGGAGAAGGCGCTGGAAGAGGCGCAGAACGAGGAAATCGAGATCGAGTTCGGTCCCGACAACAAGCCGGTCAAGGCCCGCACGAAGCGCAGGCGCAAGGCCGAGGGTAATCAAGGAGCCACGCAATGACGAGCAAACCGCTGATTTGGACGAGCAAGGGCAACGTGCCCGAGGACAGCCTGACGTACGAGAAGGACTGGGAGGTCACGGACGAACTGGTGGTTTTCAAGGAATTCTGGCGCGACGGCACGGGCGCCATCGTCAAAAACAACGTGCACATGTACGCATTGAAAGGTCTGCCGGCGCTGGGCGCGGTGCAGGCCGCGATGTAACAACCCAAGGAGCCTTCAATGGCAAACAGCCAGGCCATATGCACTAGTTTCAAAGTAGAACTGCTCAAGGGCATCCACGCCCTTGGCACGACCGTCGTGCGCGGTGCGACGACCAAGGACACGATCAAAGCGGCGCTGTATCTGGCCTCCGCTTCGCGTGGCGCGGCCGATACCGTCTACAACTCGACCGGCGAGGTGTCCGGCACGAACTACTCCGCGGGCGGGGTGGCCGTGACCAATGGCACGGAGCCGACAAGCACCGGCACGACCGCGCATTGGACGCCGAGTGCGTCGATTGTCTATACGACGGTCACGCTGTCCACCGCGTTCGATGCTGTGCTGCTTTACAACAGCACGCAGGGCGACAAGGCGATTGCGGTCTACACGTTCGGTTCGCAGACCATCACGGCGGGCACGTTCACGCTGACGATGCCGACGAACGACGGCACGACCGGCCTTCTGCGGCTGGCGTAAAGGAACGCTGAATGGCCGGTGGTCAGCAGATCAATTCTGGACAGGGCACGCTCGTCTATGACGTGCCCGTCGATGATGCGATCACCGGCAGTTCAGCTTCAACTGCAACCGGCAATGCGGCCGGGGCGACCGTGGTGAGGCTGCGATCGAAGAAGACTGGAGCCGGGTCGGCGACCAGGGCCTTGAGTGGTTCGGCCCTGACCTCGGCTCCGGGCTCGTTTGTCAGCGGCGCATCGCGCGTGCCGACCGGGCAGGTCAGCAGCGCGGCGCAGGGCGCGTTTGGTAGACAGCGCTCTGCTCTGCTGACGGGGACAGCGCTCATCGGGGCGCAGCAAGCGGTTATTGCGCCGACGCAATCCGACCCGTTCACGATCACCCGGACGGGGGGCGCGTACTCGACCCTGCAAGCCGCGATCAATGCCGCGCAGTCGGGCGACACGATTGTCGGGGTGCCGGGGACGTATGTGCAGTACGGCGTCAACGTCGACAAGAATCTGACGATCAAGTCGTCGGTGACCGGGCAGAAGGTGGTGCTGGACGCACAGCACTTGCCATCGCCCAGTTCGCACATTCTGACGGTTGCGGGCGGGGTAACTTCCTTCACGCTCGAAGATTTCGAGCTGAAGAACAACAAGAAGCAGGACAACTTCAACGCCGGGATCACTACCAGCGGCGGCACCGGGACGATCACGCTGCGTCGTTGCAAGGTCAGCGAGTGTTCGAACGGGTTCATTTCGAGTAACGGCGACTTTACCTGCAACCTCGTCGTGGAGAACTGCGAGTTCTTCGACAACGGGCTGTCGTCGGGCTATTACCACAACTTCTACGTTGGCGCGATTCAGTCGTTCACGATGGCTGGGTCGTGGGTCTATCAGACCAAGGCGTATGCGGACTATGCGCTGGCGTGGATGGCGTCGAGCGGGCACTTGGTCAAGTCTCGTGCCAAGGTCACGACGATCCGCAACTGCCGGATCACGATGGAGAACCCCGGCACGGCCAACCCCGGCGACTACTACAACGCGCAGGGGCCAAACAAGAATTTCGACATCAGCAACGGCGGCGATCTGACCATCGAGGGCTGCCTGGTCGAGTAC